GATGGTAGCGCCACGCTCTGGGCTGGTGTCTTGTTCAACTGTGATCGCCATCACGCGACCACGCCTTCGAGCGTCATCGTCTCGAGCTGCAGAAAGCCCGGTGGCATGCGCCCGTCGTTCTCAAGATGGCACAGCTCGGGGTCGCCGCTCTCTCCGATCAGGTGCTCGGTGATGTCGCCAAAGCCGGCGCCGACCAATGCCCGGCGCAGCAGTGACCGGCTATAGATGAACTGGTGACCAAAGCCTTTGGCCAGGTTCACCCCGACATCGAGCGCGGTCTTCATGCCGAAATGCTGTTTCGCCCAAGCGACGTAGCGCCAATCGGTGTCGGTCAGCTGCTCGGCCGGGCCGCATAGCCGCTGGATAAACGCGCGATCGGGGCACGAGATGCGGATCCGGCCACTGGGCTTCATGACCCGGCGGCACTCGGCGAGCATGGTCAGGCCGCCGGCGTGCGGGACATGCTCAATCATGTGCTCGCTAAAGGCGTAATCGAACTCGCCGTCGGCAAAAGGAAAGTGCTGTGTCGCGTCCACGCGCAGGATGTCGGACCGGCACGGGTTGAGATCGCAATTGACCCAGCCGTCGAGCGGATGGTCGCCGCAGCCAATGTGCAGTTTGTTCATGGCGCGGCGTCCCTGACGAACACAAGACCGGACTGTGAGAAATACTTCATCCCGGTTTCGTCAGTGGCGATCGTGCGGTAGAGGTCGTTATCCGTAGCCAGCGTATAGCCCATCTGCTCGACGTGCTTCACCCAATATTCCTTGGGCTTCAGGTTGACGTGATGGTAGCCCCCGTCCACCCCCGGCAGGCAATGCGTCATCGCGATGATGCGGCCATTGGCCAGCGTCTTGATCAGCGATTCGACATAACGCTCCTCAATATGTTCGGCAACCTCGACGCAGAGCACAAGGTCTACCGGCATCGTGTAGGGTCCAGCCTTTAGGTCGTGCAACGCGATCGGAAAGACTGCGCGTTCGACATTGCGCGGAAGACCATCGATCCCGTGAGCGTAGACGCCTTGACGATTGAAAAACGCGACCGCGTGGCCTTCCCCGCAGCCGACGTCCAACACCGACCGGACGCCGAACCTGTCGATCAGATAGCGCCATAGCGTCGGGGTGAAGCTGCAGCTGTCTCCGTCACGTAGGTTACCGCCGAGATCCGGCCTGGCCGGATCGACGACACAGAAGTCCATCACGCGGCCTCTTCGTGGTTGCTCATCGCGGCTCCTGCTCGATCGCGGCGCAGAATTGACTAAAGACCTCGTGGCCATTGGGCTGCGTCGCTTCCCAGCGTTTGAGCCCGTCGACGATCTCGTAGAGCGTGCGCAGCAGCCCGACCGCCTGGACGTAGGGGTCGGTGCCGATCGGGACCAAGCCGATCTGGTGCCGGGCAAAAACCGCCAGATCCGCCGGCAGCTGCGCCCCGCTGCGCTCCGGCCGCGAGGTGTAGCGGTTGGTCTTCTCGAGGTAGGCCGCGACATCGGGATGCGAGAGGTGATCGAGCCAGATGCCCTCGACCTTGACCCGCTGCCGGCACTCGGGATCGACGACCGCGGAGGCGTGTACCTCAGTGGGGTAGTGGATCATGCCGCGGCGATAGAGGGCCGGCCGCAGCTCCTCGGGGTAGCTTCGCGGGTCGAACCGCCCGAGGATGTAATGGCGGATCGGGATATAGAAGACATCCGCCTCGGGGCATTTCGCGATGACCTCGCCAATCCCCTCGGATGCCGTGGGCGAGAGGATCTCGTCGTCGTCGAGGCAGATGATCCACTCGTGCGAGCACAGGCTCTGCGCCAAGGCCCGGGTATCCTCGACGACCGGGGTCCACGGCACCAGCTCATAACGGTCGGCGAGCTCGCGCGCGACCATGGGGGTCTCGTCGGTCGAAGACTTATCGACGACGATGAGCTCGTCGACAAACCGCACGCGGCGCAAGCAGGCGCGCAGTAATTCCGCCCGGTTGTAGGCGATGACAAAGGCGCTGATCTTCGGCATCAGCGGATCCGCCGAATATACCCGTCGGGGTTCCAGGTCACGTTCTGGCCAAAGAAGTCGCAATACTCGCCGGCGCGGACATAGTCGGCGCCGCGCTCGGTCATGAACTCGGAAAGCCCGGTCAGCGGGCCGCCGCGGCGGTGCCGGCCCGGATAGAGCTCGTCGGCGTTGCCGTCCTCGACCACGATCATCTCGCCCGGCCGCAGCCAGGGGTCAAAGAAGCGCAGGACCGCAAGCGTGGTCTCGGGCTCGTGCGACGAGTCCTCGACGACCAGCAATGGCCGCGCCATCACATGGGTGAGCCACATCGGCGGGAGCGTCTGGCCGAGGTCGTGCGCGTCGCCCTGCATAAAGATCAGACCAGGGATGGTCGTGCTCGGCGGGTTGACGTCGATCGACAGCACGACGCAGGGCGAGATCCCCATCGCCACCTGCTGATCGCGGAACCACAGCGCCGAGCCGCCAAAGGCCGAGCCGATCTCGATGATGGTCCGCGGCTTCTCGCGCCACAGCAGCATCGAGTAGAGGGCCAGGTCGAACGGGTCTTTCCAGCAGGGGTGACCCTTGTACGTGAAGTTCAGTGCGCCGTGCTGGATCGCCTCGCGCAGTGCGATGTTGCGGCGGCCGCTGATCAGTGAGTCGTATTGTCCGGTCATAGCGTGCCGCACCAATCGACGAGCCCGGTGCCGGTGTGGTGGCCGTAGCTCGTCAGATCCAGTTTTGGCCGCGTAATCCCGCGCCAGATGTGCAGCATGTTCATGACCCGGGTGTCGTCAAACACCACAATCGGGAAGCGGCGGAACGGAAGGGCGGCCAACCGAGCGAGAAATGCCGGCTCGGTTAGCCCGTCTTTGGGACCATCAACAAAGATCAGCTCGGCCCCGGCGATACACTCACCCCAGGTCTCGAACAGCTCTGGGGATGCCATATCTGCAACGACCTGAGTCATCCGCTCGTCCGCAAAATCCTCCTCAAGCAGCCAGGGGTTCTGTTTGGTGCGCCAGTCCTCGGTATCTACGGTGTAGATCCGCGCCAGCGCATTGCCCTCGAGCAGGGCGAGCGCGCTCATCCCGGTGTCCGTGCCAAACTCCCAAATGATGCTCGGGGCGAGCAGCATCGAGACAGCGGTCAGCAGGTTGTAGTGCTCGCCCGGGAAGATCTCGAACCAGCGCCGGCCGACCGAGGACCGGGCGGTGAGCCGGCGGTGCTTGATCCGCGGCGCCAACCGGGCGATATCGGCGGCCAGCGAGTAGAGGCGCTGCGACGGCTGCGTCGGATCATCGTCGAGGCTCAGCAGCCGGCTCGGCTCGTCACCGCGGGCCATCATGCGCTGCCCTCCGCCTGGGCGAGAATTTCCAGCCGGAAAACGAACTCGTCGCCCTCTTGCCGGCATTCATGCAGCGATACCAGGACAGTGCCGCCGTTTTCATGCGGCAATGAGGCAACCCGGCCTTCGCGCAATAGACCAAAGGTGCGATAAAAGGCGTTGCAGGCCATCCGCTGCTCTTCGGTGATCATGCGCGGCCCGGCACGACGACGTCGGCGTAATACTCGCCGGGCACAAAGCGCATGCCCATGTTGACCGAGCGCGCCGCGCTCTCGCGGTAGAGCCGGCACGGCAGCACGCGGAAATCAAAGCTGACCCGGCTAAAGCGCTCGCCGTTGACCTCGTTGCCGTGGCGCCTTGCGACCGCGTCAAAGACGACGACGTCACCGGGCCAGGCGCTGATCGAACGGCGCCGGTCGTGACCTTCCTCGATGAACACCGAGCAGGTGCCCGAGGCCCTGGTCAGCGGCACCCACAGGTTTATCTCACCGGCCGGATGGCCGTAGTCGCCGTCGCTGTGATAGGCGCCGACCGCGACGTTCTGCGGCAGATGCACCCGAAAGGTCGGGATCGCCTGGAAATAGAAGGGCTCGGACAGCTGCGCCGCCACAAAGCTCATAACAAAATGGTGATAGAGCGGAGCCCAGACCTCGCGTCCGGCATAAAAGCGCTGGTGCCACTTGGTCTTGTTGTCGGTCTCGCGCGAGTGCACCGGTAGCTCGTCGTCGCGCAGCACCGACAAGTCCTTTTCGCCGAGCAGTTCGGTGATCAGCCGAGGGAACGGGTACTCGGCGAGCGAGTAGTGCAGCACCGAGTAAAGGGTGTCAGGGGTGATCGTCATATCTTCCCCTGCGCTTTCGCGTACATCATCTGCAGCAACTGCGGGTACTCGACCCGGCTGGTGACGTACTCATTGAACAGCGCGATGCGTTCGCCGAGCTGCCGCAGGTCGAGCACGCGCGGGAAATTCCAGATGCCGTGAAAGCCAAAGCTCGGTGCGGTCCGCTCCCATCCGGTGCGCTCGCGCGAGAAGCGGTAAGCGACCTCATCGGGCGCGAACAGCAGATCGCCGCGCAGCAGTGGCCGATACTTCCGGCAGATGGCGTCGTCGACTGGCAGGCGCAGCGGAAACCTGTCGCGGTTCTCGGCGAGGTAGAGACCGAGCCGCTTGCTGCGCAATGAGAAGCCGGCGTTGCCGACATTGCGCCCATCGGTGTACCACCAGGGTGCGCCGATGTAGTCGTAGCCGAGAAACTCGTCGGACCACGCTGCCGGATCGATGATCCAACTGTCCCACTGGATCATCAGGTAATGACTGGTCTTGACCAGTGGCGGCACGTCGTACCAGCTGGCGTGATCCCAAGCGAGCACGCTGCCGATCGGACCAACGTCGCGAATGATGCCGCCAAACTCCGCGACCGCGAGGCAATCGCGCACCGCCGCCTCTTGCAGCTCGGCGAGCGGGCCCTGGTCGATCGCAACCAGGGTGACGTCAGGCAGATGAAGCATCAGAATGCCGCATCGCCTTGGCAGACGTGGAGGCGCAAATGGCGAGTGATCATTTGGAAAACCCCCTATGAGTGAAACCGATGGATAGCACTCGGCTGTGGCTGCCCGGCATGATGGACCGCATCGCCGCGGTCGCGGCGCAAGGGCTCAACGTCTGGGCCTATGAGGTCAGCGCGTCAAAGCTGCGCCAGGTCATTCGCGACAGCCCCGGCAGCGACGAGCTGAAGCGTCGGTTGATCGCCTATCTGAACCGGCGGGTCATCAAAGACCGAGCGACGGTCAAATGCGTGCTGCTCGGTCACGCATTGGCTCAGTTTGCCGAGACGACGGATGACGAGGATGTGCTCGCGATCAACCGCAACCTCGTCGATCTGAGCAAGCTTCCCTACGTCATCGCCAACGGTAGAAGGGTGTCGTGATGGCCTGGAAGAATGCCTCGGCATCGCCGTGGAATGCGCTGGTGTGCCGCCGCCGCTGGGGCGATATCAACCTGGTCACCGAAACGAGCAGTCAAATGGACACCTTTTATTTTTCCCCCTACGAGCTGCACGTCCTCCTGCTCATCGAGACCGTGCAAGCTTGCGCGCTGGTCTGGGTCATTCGCGAACTTCGCCGCACCCGCCATGTCGGCGCTAATCAGCAAGCGGTGTTGCGCCGCACCCTAAACCGCATCGGGTTGGGTCGAACGCCTGCTGAGTAGGTACGAGGGCTATGACGATGCCGACCAAGGACCGGGGCCAGCGAGCGCGCGGGAAGATGCCGCCGTGGGGATGGTTTCTCTTGGCCGCAGCAACAATGCTCTGGGTCTTTGCTATGGCAGACCGGCTCGGAATGGGGTGGACCGGGCTGTAAACGAGACCCAGGTCGGGGTGCTCGGCGTTAGGGCACCAGGATGCGAACCGGGATCACCGCGCCGCCCTGACCGTGGTCGATATCGATGTCGCTGATCGCCTTGACCGTGGCGCCGTCGATGTAGACGGCCTGCACCAGCCCGCCGAGTGTCAGCGTCTGATGCACCGGGTTGTCGGGCGCAAACGCCGCCTCGACCGTGTCGATCAGCGGGTTGAGGATCTCGGCACCGGGCGTGTAGGTGTCGTTGTTGTAGTAGACGATGATCAGCCAGACTTCCCACCAGCGCTTGCGCAACCCGAGCTCGCCGCCCTCGGTCTTCTCGGGCTGCTCCCAGGTCATCAGACACGGGCAGTTGATCGTCTCGACGGCGGAAGGGCGCGTGTAGCGGCGGGTCGTCACAACAAAGCCCGGCAAGCCGTCGACCAGGTTGAAGACCGCCGAGAAGACCTGCTCGCGGGTCGGAGGACACGTCGCCATCGTAACCCTCCGCTAGGCGGCGACCGCGGAGGCGCCGGCAACGGCCTCTTCAAACACTCGCCGGATGTCGGCTTCGCGCTGCTCGAGCGCGCTGCGCAGGTAGGAGCGCTCCGGAATAACCACGTCGTGCGCTGCGGCATGCTTGGCGAAAACCTCGTCACCCGCCTTGCTGATCCAATGCAGCGCCTGGGCCTGGACCGGGAAAATATCCGGCAGGTGAACCGTGCCGCCGTACTCGTGGATCCGCGCGTAGGGTGTGCCGCCGGCGCTGACTTCGCCGGTGACCTCGTCGCCGCTGCGGGTCACCCGGACCGAGATGTCGGCGACCCTCCCGGAGCCCTTGAAAAGGCTCCGCATATTGGTGCGCGCCTGCGTGGCGACGAGCTCGGCCGCGCCGCGTGCCGCCAGGTTCATCCGATGCCGGATGTCTGGCGAGGCCCGGGACATGCGCTGGAGGAGCTCATCGAGACCCTGCCACTCGGCGGTGAAGCTCATTTAGGCACCTCGGGACCAAAAAGGATCGCCTCGACCAAGCCGCAGATCGCGTGCGCCGCGACCAGGTGGAGCTGCTGCACCAGCGGGGTTTTCGCGGACGGGGCGACGATCGTGAGGGAACAGGCGTCGGCCAGCGGGCCGCCCGGGCGCCCGGTCATCGCGATGATCGGGATGCGGCCCAAGCGCTGCGCGGCCTCGACCGCCCGCAAAACATTCTTCGACTTGCCCGAGGTCGAGATCGCCACCAAGACCGTGCACGGGCGCACCAGCGCGATCAGCTGGCGCTCGAAGACGTGCGCGAAGCCATAGTCATTGGCGATCGCGGTCAGGCTCGCGACATCGGCACCGAGGGCGATCGCCGGAAGCGGTGCGCGGTCGCGCGCGAACCGCCCGACCAGCTCGGCGGCGAAATGCTGCGCCTGCGCGGCGCTGCCGCCATTACCGGCGATCAGGATCTGGCCGCCTTCTCTGAGCGACTCGGCAATGATCCGGGCGCTGACTCCGATCGCCTGGATCAACACTTGGTCGCCGATCGCCGCCTCGATCACGTCATGCGATTGGTAGAGAAACTCGCAAACCGGTGTGCGCAGCGACAGTTCTTCGAGCGTCGTCATCAGAGACCACTCTCGAGCCGCCGCCGTTCGGCCTGCAGCTTGGGATGCTGCCAGCATCGCCACTCGGGCTGGACCTCCGGCCAGAAGCTGGTGACGCCGAGGACCACGACTTCGGGCTTAGGCGGGATCCGAGCGCCGGCGGCGGTGAGCACCGGCGTGTTTTGCTGCGGCTGCTGAACGATGACCGCAGCCTGAGCCTTCACCGCGCTTTCGTGGCAGTAGAGCTTGCCGTCGTCCTTGTCGGTCTCGGCAAACGGGCAATTGGCACAGCGCGGTAGTGCGCGGATCTCGTGCTCTTGCAGCGGTGCGTCCGGCACATGGCTGACGAAGTTGGCGGACAACAATCAGAACCCCCTTGGCATTGGCGAGACTGGAACCACCGACTTGAACTGCTCGAGGTCCCGCTTCATCCAGGGGTTCATATCCTTTTGGCTGTAGGTAACCCCGTCGCCGGCGGCGGTGCCGATGTGGTCGGCGACCACACCCGGGTGCTGGCGTTCCATCCGATAGCGCAGCGCCACCAGCTCGATGCAGGCCT